TAATGTGATATACAAATATAAAACAAAAACCCGAAACTAAAAAATTTCGGGTCAAAAAGTTATTAACAATTTTAAAAGTTTTTGTAGGTTATCATGAAGGATGATATGACATCGTATGATTTTACCGTTGGATCTACAAACCTTGAGTAAGTTGATCCATTAACATCACAATTAATATTGAATGACATTCTTTTATTGATCGGGATTTCTATTGTATTGTTGGATCTAAGATTGATGTTATCACGAAAAGAAACATTAGCATCGGATAATATTCCAGGTTGAAAAAATGTGATTGAAGTAAATTTGATTGGCTTTTTTATCTCAAGTTTAATTCTCGTAGAAAGTCGAATTGATTGTAGATTTTTAGAGACATTAATACTTGATTGATATGATTCACCCATAACAGCTTCTGAAAAAAGAAGAGTTACTTTATCGTTTCTGATTAGATCATAACCCCAACCTAAACCAAAAGAAGATCGAAGATCAATTTTCTTATTGAATGAATTTTCCAATTCACCATAACCAATAACTTTAGATTTACCAACCTTAGTTGAATAACTACCAGCCATATAACCTTCTCTTTGCTTGGTTTGATATTCATTATTGTCATTACGAACCATCGTATAAACAAAATTAGGAGATATACCCCATTGGTGTTTAGAGTTATCTAGTGAACCAAGAGATGCTTTAGCATTCACCCCATAGATCTCTGAATTACCTGTGGCTATATTACCTCCTAATCCTATAGAGGTTTTTACTTGTGAATATGCATTCGATGATAAGAATATACCAATGATTATGATAAAATTACGAAACAATTTCATAGACTTTAGAACAAATTATTTTAACATCTTCATCGGTAACTCGATCATGAGAAGGAAGACAAAGAATCCTTTTTGAAATATCTTCACTGATTGGACATGATTGACCATGACCCCATTTCAGCTTATTTAGAGATGGATAGAAATATCTACGAGCCATTATGAGCTCATCTTTAAGTAGTTCATTTACCTTAAGAACTGTTTCTTCGGATTCGAAAATTACAGGGAAATATGAATAATTGTATGCATCTTCTTTGAATTTTTGAAGACGTATTTTTCCTGAATCAATTAAAGTTTTCAGATTTTCAACATATTTTGCATATAGTTCTTTACGATAAGCAATAGATTTATCAACAATTTCGAGATTTGTTAGACCGATACATGCCGTTACTTCATGAACCTTGGCGTTAGTTCCGATTCTTACAATTTCTTTTTTATCATTAAGGCCGCAAGTTCGGATATGTTCGATTCTTTCCATTAACCTTTTATCAGTCGAAATTATTGAACCACCTTCACCCGTATTAAATACTTTAGTTGCATGATATGAATGAATAGAAACATCTCCGTATGTTGAAACGTCTTTTCCTTTGTAAGAAACCCCAAATGCATGAGCTGCATCATAAATAACTTTTAAGTCGTGTTTATTTGCAATTGCTTTGATTTCTTCTACTGCACAAGGATTTGAGAAAACGTGAACTGCTAAGATTGCAACGGTGTCTTCATCTATAGCTTCTTCTATTTTCTTTGGATCTATGTTTAATGTGTTTGGATCAATATCTACAAACCGAGGTTTATAACCTTCCCATAGAATTGAAGAAGTTGATGATATCCAAGTAAATGGAGTGGTGATGATATTTCCACCTTTAGGGAGATTTAAAGCACGAATAGCCATTTGTAATGCTACTGTACCATTTACAACTATCGATATATTAGGGATGTTGTACTTTTCTTTGATTCGATCTTCTAATTCAAGAATTTTTGGTCCTCCGTTTGTTAACCATCTTGAATTCCAAACTTCGGAAATGTTTTCAATGAATTTAGTTGTTTCGTCATTCATTGAAGGTTCCGATACTAGAAGTCGATATCCTGTTACTGGTTTTGGGTTAATTTTAGCCATTAAGACTTTATTTTTTTATTCAAAAAAGAATATTTGAAACAATCTACTCGTTTCCATGTCCCATCCAAAATAATCATTCCCTGAATGAATTAAACCTCCATCGAATATAACTAATCGATTAAATACGTTTCCTACCGTATCTACTCGTTCGTATGGAGTTGGATCTAAAAATGTTTTTTGATTGAATACAATATCCCCTTGTCCACTTTCCCAATTGATTTGGCTTGAGTGGTGTATTTTTGTTTCTTTATGTCGGTAGAAACTCGTTCCGCTTTGTGGTGGTGCATCAGGAGTTAAGAATATAACTGCTGCCCATTTTTGAGCATCACAATGAAATACCATAGGAGTTCCTGCTTTACAGCTTTGGAATCTACCATTGATACCTATATCATCCCAGCCATAACCACTTTCGGTATGACTTGAAATTTTCTCACCTATAATCTCTTCGAATTTCTCTTTAAGACCTTCCCAAAGAAATTGTTTTCTAGTTCTACATCCAACCGCTCCTTCACCATCCCAATACTTTTGCTGTAATGCAAATTCTCTAACGGCATAAGGATCTTCGAAAAAATTATCTACAACAAAAAATCTTTTGTCACTTTTTGGTTTAATTTTAAAAGCGTTGGTTACTACTATGCTTTGTTCGGCTTCTGGATTAGAATCCCAAATATAAGGTGCTTCCATTGTTATACTAATGTTTTTTGTTATATGTATAAACACAAAAAAAGGATCCAAGTTTCCTCGAATCCTTTAATATTTTGTATTAAATAGTTTTGTGAATTAAACGATGTTTTCTTCCCACCAGTCTGATCTGAATGCTACATCCATATCAACTTTATCACCACCACCGTAGTCAAGACCTAATTCAGGAATGTCTCCTTTAGGGATACAATCATGGAATGTTCTTTGCCAGAAGATGTCACCTTTACGGTTGAAGTTAGTTACGATCAATGTACCAATGTAGTCTTTTTTAAGACCTTGCTCACCTGTAAGTGGATTGTAAACTAAACGGAACCAGTCACGTATTGTTTTGTAAACATAAAGTTCGTTAGCATCATTCAAGTTCAAAGAGAAACTTACAGTAAGATCATTAGTCGTACCTGTAGGAGTTCCTGAAGCATATGAACGAGTAGCGAATTTATATTTTTGTTCAATAGTTTCTGCACCTTTATCTTGAGTTAAACCTGCAATTTTATTTACATGCTCAATCAAAATACTTCCACCAGTAACTGTTGCTGGAGGCAAAATGGTTACTTCGAACAAGTTTTGATAAAATGGTTCGTACCATTTAGTAGCTGCTTTACTATTTAAGAAATGTGGTAAACCTGCCATTTGTGTATAGTTGTTTTTTTATATTTATCTTTAGTCCTTTAAAAAATGGCCGACCGATTAAAGTCGGCCATTATTAAGTTTTTATAGGAAGTTACCTGTTGCGATAGATCCAGTTTTAAGAATTGTAGTTCTGTGAACTAAGATTCCCATACCTCTTACCGGTTCGATATAAGTATCAAGGATACCGATATTGTTATCAATCACCTCAGCTGTGTTGTTTGTTGAATCCATAATGTTTTGGAAGTCGTAAACTCCACCATCTGAAAGAATTTGTGATAAGAAGTTATCAGCCAAAGTCTTGATCTCTAAACGGTTTTGAGCAGTATTGAATTCCCAACGGTAATTTTTAAGGATAGCCTCGATTCCGTCTTGGATATAAATTAACAACTCTCTTACGTGGATTTGAGAAAGTGCAGATTTAACTGTTTGTTGTGCAGTTTGGTTAGCATTGATTGTTAATCCGAAACCTCTCTTATTTACGATTGCATTATAACCAAATGGTTCGATCCAATCAAGATCAGTTCTATCAAATGCATATTCAGCACCAACTAATCCAGCTCCTGTTACAACTCCTCTACGAGGTCCTGCAACGATTGAGTAAGGAAGAGCTAAATTGTATTTGTCGATATACAAGTTAGATACATGTCCTGCAGGTGGAACTGAAATATTTGAACCATTTTCACGGATAATCAAGTTAGGACCGTAGAATGCAGAGTAGTTAGCCCCATCAGCAATTCCAGGTAAACTGAATATATTAGAAGGGTTAAGACTTAAGTTACCTCCACTTGGGATGTATTGTGTATCAAACGAAGAGCTTGAATCAAATTTGAATAGTGGGTTAGTACTATTTTTAAATTGTTTAACAGATGGCATGTTAACGATAGCTAATGATGATTGTTGATCTTTAGCAAGTTGTGTCAATCTGATTTTAGAAGCTGGTTCGATTTGTCCTTGGAATGTATCTACGATGTAACGGAAAGTAATTACCTCTCTATCAGAAAGAGCTTGAGAGATATTAGTATCTGTCATTACATCAAGAATTTCATTTTGACGAGTTGAAGTTCCATCAGGCATTTGAGCATTTCTTAAAGTATAACCTTCAAGGGTTGCGAAACGATAGTGGTCAACAAAATCAGTTAATGCTTTGTATCTTTCAATTTCGTTTGATGTAGTGATGAAAATAGGATCGTTAGTAGTGATCGAAATTCTCTTATAAGTAGCAGAAAGTGGATTAGTATCTTCAACTACAGAGATAATTCTAGTTAATCTTGATTTACCAGTAATAGGATCGATGTTAGTAGCAGATCCTGTACCACCATGATTCATTACAAGATATTGACCTTTTTGAATTTGACCATTGAAACCATTAAGACCTAAAGGACCATTAGCACTGTTATCAACATAAACAGTTGTAACTGGGTTAGTGTAAGAACCTGTTAGACCGAATGATTCGTTAAGATCACCAGTGTAAGTTCTGATTGTGAATCCTGTAGTTCCAGCGATTGTAGTAGAACCAGTCAATCCAGCATATTCATAAGCATCAATCATTAAGTAGTTAACCTCTTGGTTAAGAACCGGAGATTCAGAACCGAAGATAGAGTTACCTGCAATACCAGTAGCAGAACCTAAATCACTTACAGTCAATCTATTGAAAGATGCATAACCATAAGGGAATGTAGTTCCTGCAGCACCTAATAAGATTCCATCACCATCGGTGATTAAACCTGAAAGGTTATTTGCATAAATTGTACTATTTACACCTGCAACAACCGAAGTACTACCTCCTGCAGTATCAGGAGCAACGAATGCTAAATTATCAAGGATTGTGATAGTAGCAGTTCCACCGTTTGCAGTAGCACCTGAACCGAAGTAATACCAACCATTAGCAGTTGTTGTAGGTCCAGTTACATTAGTTCCTGCAGTAAGACCAATACGTAAAGTAATTGTATCTAAAGTAGAGTTATAAACTGATGAAATAATTTTTGAATAGTTAACTGTTCCTGTAGGACCAGCAGTAACTTTTTTATCAACTTTAGCGTAAGATGAAGTTGTTAATGCAGCTTTAGCAGCAGTCCAAGCAGCACCGGTTGCATAAGCAGAATAACCTGAAGATGGCATAGTAGCAGAAGGACCGTAGATAGTTAAAGTATCCCAGTATCCTGTAGCACCTGAACCAGACCAGTTAGTTCCACCTGTTAATGAAGCAGAAGCAGTAAGTAATGCATTAGCAGTTACACCTGCAGCAGTTGTCGCTCCAGCAACGATAGTTCTTGGAGTGATTGTAGCAGCATCATAATCTAAAAGATCAGTGATAGCACCGTAGTATGATAAGAATTCAAGAACACCTGGTTGCTCAGACTCTAAAGTGTGACCAACTAAATCAATAACATCACCACTGATTGTATCAGCATTGTCATCGAAAGTGTCTTTATTAATTCCTAAAAGTAAACCAGTTTTAGAAGTTTCTAGGTTAACTAGATCTTCGATAAACATATTGTTACCATTTTTATCTTGGAATTCAGGAAGTAAAGCACCTGAATAAACACCTAGAACATTTACTTGATCTAAGTTCAAGAATGCAGTAAGACCGTCTCTTGTGAATCCGTAAGGATCGATATAAGTCTTTTTAAGACCTGTTGCATCGAAGTAAGCTCCGAAGATAGGATCTATTGAAAGTAAGTTGTAATTTGAGAAGTCACCTTCTACGATGATTACGTCCACCATATAATCAGAAATATAATCATTTTCTCTGATGTATGCAGGAACCTTACCTACACCGAACCAATCTTTTGCTAAAATATCGAATCCTAAGATATCAGATTTTTTAGTAATAACCGATACGGTTTTTCTACTTACGTTAGCAACGTTAAGTAGTCTTTGATTTAATACAGACTGATTAGCTGTATCGTTTGCAGTGTCAACTAAAGCAGTTGCATCTGTGAACCAGAATTTGTCTTTATTGAAGTAGCTTGATACTGGAGCAAAAACTTCTGGGGAATTGTCCATATCTGCCGCAGTAGATATCGAAGCGAATTCGCTTTGATCTAAAGTGTCATCTAAATTAAGTAGATTAAGAACGATTACAGGACCTCTGTCTAAACATGTTAGAACAGTTCTGTGGAAGAATGAACCTTTACGCTCCAATGTAGTATCGATATCTCCGAAAACAGTTTTAAAGAAAACTGAATCTTGAACGAATACAGGAGTGTTGAAAGGCCCTTTCTTAGAGAATCCGATGATTAAACGGATAGTCTCAGAAGGAATGTTTGTAATTTGGCTCTTATCAAACTCTAGACGATAAACACCTGAAGATTTGAATTGTTGTAAACTTGGTGATAGTGCCATTTGACTCTAATTTTTTAATTATATATCCTAGGATAACTACGAGTTTTAGAACATCATGTCATATAAGTTGTCAGAATCATCATCAGAAGAGTCTAAAATACCATCTATTTTCTTCTGTTTCGTTTCTTCCATGTAGTCATAGTATTCTTCGATAATTTCAAAATAATCGAGAGTGTCGAAGAATGCCGAAGCGGTAACGGAAGTCATGATAATATCGTCATTACCCGATTGTGCAGAATAAGAACCATTCGCATTTCTAGAGAACATACGACCTTCTTGTATTGTTTGTTTTTCTTTCAAAATAAGTTGTCCACTAGAAACGACTTTTTTGAATCTTTCACAATAAATAACTTTTGTGTCTTTGTTCATTCGGATTCCTGGATTCTTCGTTTTTGCACCGGCTCTGTGATGGAATCTGACAATAGTCTCTTCATCAAAATCGTTGTTTGAAGGATATAAGGTTACTAGGTTCTTGATTAGCTCAGAACCATAAGTGTTGTATTCAATAATAACTCGAAGGTTTTCTTGATCGAAAACTTTAACGTTTAATGTGTATAAGATCTTCGAAAAATCTTCAATGTTGTGTAGATTAGATCGGAAAAGACCGATTTGAGTTAATCTGAAAAAATCTCCCATAGATCCTGGAGAATTGAGTCGGTCTATATCCAAGTCATCTAAAGGTTCAACTTTAAATATGTTGATTACCGTATAATCTCGACCTACTCCTTCGGCTAAATCGATGGTTTGTAAGAAGAAATTTTTATCATCTTCTAACTCTTCTAGATCGAATTCAGGATCCCATTTTAGTTGCGAATAATCTATACAAAGATCATCTAAAGGATCGATTTCTCTGAATTCAAAATCTCTTTCATTTTTCTCTAATCTCATTAGCTCCTCAGAAGAAAGAAGTAATGATGAAGCCGATAAGAATTGACAACCATATTGTTGATTGAATGCTTCTTCGGATCCAAGGTTACCTATCTCTCGAGCTTTCCAAGCTTCATCTCTTCCAGGAACTTCCCACCAATCGACTCGGATAGGTGTATATTCATTAGCACCATCTACTGCACCTTGATACAAGTCATGGAATAGATCATATCCATTTGGTGTACTTGTAATAATTACACGAGAAATTTTAGATGATGAAAGAGTTGGGTATACGTTTTCATAGAATGGCTTTTTAATTCCTTCTTGAATATGAGCAAACTCATCAAGGAATAGCAAGTGGATCGTAAAACCAATACCACCGGTTTTTGTAGTGTTTTGTCCAATGATACGACATTTGTTATCAAATATCATCGTCATAACGTCTTTCTTAAGAACTCCTGGTTTTAAGAAGAATGGTAGACCTTCCATAATGGCTTTGATCTTATCCATAATCTCTTTTGTTGTGGCTCCTTTATTGGCCATCAAAAGAACGTTTTTATCGAAGTGGAATAGGAGATACCAGGTTAGGAATATTGAAGATGTAATTGTTTTACCAATCTGACGTGGAGCTAAGAATATATTCCATCTATTAGTTTGATATGAAACAAGAACTTTCTCTTGATATGGACGAAGTTTAATTTTCATATAACCTTCATCCGTCATTACTTGACAGTAATTATTTGCAAAGTGAACAATATCTCCTGCACACTTTTTTAGTTCGGCATATTCTGCGTCGCTATATTCAAATACAACATTTCCTTTTTTGTAATTTGGATCTCCTTCATAGAATGGATGATCGGATGTAGAATATCCTTCTTCCATTGCTGCAAGAAGATTAGCAACCTTTTCAGTAGTCCAAACTATCTTACCATCATCCTTATTTTCTTCTTTGTATTCTTGTACTTTAAACATAAATTAGCTTAGCTTTTTGAAGCTGTACCCATTTTCAATAGCCCAATTGTAAGCTTTTTTAAGTGTTTCAAAAGAATTTTCTCCTTCTTTATTGATATGGAAAATCCAAATATCACCAGATATCGTATTCTTTTCCATATAATCTAGAGCTATTTCGTTTGGATTAGGCACTTCAGGTGCAGCTTTATCGAAGATATGACCTGCCCAAGACGCATAAGAAATATCTTTAGAGTCTAAAACGTTTATCGTATCTTCGTTAGGTTTTCCGTAAGGGGCTCTATACCACTTAACATCTTTACCTAATTTTTCTTTTATTGTTTTGATGCATCGATTAATATCTCGACGTTGTTCACCTATATTTTGAGTTGTAGGTCTTCGGTGGTCGTATCCATGTCCACCAATTTCAAATAGATCATTACTTAAAAATGAAAGATCTTTGCCTTCATTTTTCAACATCCATTTGATGTTTAGAAATATTGTAGCTGGAATTTTATTGTCAATTAACCAATTAACTATTTGATAATCGACTTCATCTGTAGGACAAGTATCAAAAGTCAAATACAAAACCTTTTCACTGGATTTTATTCTAGTGAATTGTTTTGGATCTAACTCTTTATCGTTATGTCCAGTAATTTTGATGTATTCTCTAAAGGTTTTGAATGATCCTTTAATAGGTCTGTTCATTTACATTTCTGTCTGATTTTCTGAGTCAAAGTCGGTTTCTTCTACTTCGTCTGGATTTAATTCGGCTTGAATTTCTCTCATTAAATTTCGAGTTCCTCTTGTAGTAGTTTTACCTGCTTGAACCTCTAAAGTTTTAGCAGGAGAATCTTGATAGACATCAATATCTCGTTTCAATTTCTTCATATTTTCTTCAGCAGCCATCATATGAAGAGTTTGGTGCTTCATAATATCTAACATGGTTTTTTGAAGTCCACCAAGAACCTCAAACATACGAGGCGTCATTTCACCTGTATCAATAAGTCTCATTAAAGTATCTATCGATCTTTCTGATATTTGAAGCTGTTTAATAAGTCCTGCTTGAGTCATCATATCAATCTTAGCTTTCGCTTTGATATAATCATTTTTCTCGATAAGCTCATTAGAGAGATAAAATTTAAGCAAAGAATTCATCAATTTTTTAGATTCATTCGAAGCCTCACTTTTCATCTCATCATAATCAACAGGTTCATTCATCTGAAAAGAAGGCAATCCACTACCACTAGGTGCAGGAAGATCCGTAGAATCATCATTCAATAGATCATCTATGCTTTTCTTTATCGAGTCGTTGTTATCTTCCATATTATAATAATCTCTTTATATTCTATCTATCACAGTGATGTTGTAAAGACCTAGTCGTGGGCCTTGTCGTGGCCTTAAACAGTAAACACTATATCATTTTTACCTGATCACCTGTAAAGGTTATATGTACTTTTTATGGACCGTGTTTCATTTTTAGCAAAAAAGAAAGGATGAAAATCAAAAACTTTCATCCTTCATATTAATTATAGATAATGATATCCTAATGACTGTACTTAATAATTTGATTGACGGTATACAAGAATAACCAATCTTCAACATCGGGTAACTTACAAAGAAATTCATATTCCCATGTGTAAGCTTCCTTTTCTTCTTTCTTTGGATCCATTTTAATTCCTTGATTCCATAACATTAGATGATAAGATTCATGAACTAATACGGCAGCAATATTATTGATCGATCCTTTATTAATATCCTTTGTAGTAATTGCAATCACATTAGGAGGTTTTGTAGTTGAAAAATCTCCAATTATGAATTCAATTTTATCACAATTTTTAACTAAAACTTCGTATCTTGCATAATCAACTTTTTTGATTAGAGATATAGCTGAATCAACTTTTGGCTTCCATCCATCACCTACATCATCGACCCTTATTTGGGAATATGAAACGATAGGAAATAATAAGAGTGTTATTAAGGCATTTTTGATACACATTCTTCAATAGCTTTTTTTAAAGCATTAGATACCGTCATTTTAGAAAATGGAACTTTACCATCCACTAATTCAATCATAACAGCTCTAACCTCGGTTTCGGATTCTCCATATCCTTCAAATTTTTGCCCTCTATAATAAATTCTAACTCCTACTTGAGTTACTTGATTTGTTTTTTCTACACCAACTATACGAATAGTGGTTTTAGGAATTCCGAAGTAAAAAACTTCAACATCTAAATCTTCACCTTTATCAGAAAGACAATATTTATTAGAAAGCATATCCTCTGTCATTTGTTTGATACCAAAACGAATGTCTCGATTTCCTAATTCTCTTAATTTAGCAGTTGAATAAACAGAATCAACTTTTACACAAACATCAGTTTGTGAGAATGCCATTATCGGCATTAGAAGCAATAGAAGTAATAATTTTTTCATTAGTATGTGACTTGTGATTTATAACCTGGAGCTATTAAATAGTAGCTTGAGGTTCCTCCACTTATTGGAGAATTTATGGTTATTGATGTTACTCCTGGTATCGTAGCTCTTAGATCTGTAACTCCAGATGTAAGTGAAAGATATTGAGCAGAAGTGTATAGACGAGATTCTGGAGCACCAAACCAAGTTGATGTGAATCCTCTTCTTCGGTAGTTGATATGATATGCATCGGATATAGAAATTAGACCATCTCCATTTACATCATATTGATTCCAATGAATAGATTTTCTAGCAGTTTTTCCTAAAATTACGTCAGTAACTCCAATCATATCTGAATTTTGTAATACCGTTACTGGGGTAGGTGAATCAATTTGAATATACCATTCAGTAGCAGGATTCGTAGGTTGACTAAATGAATAATAACCTAATGAATTCGTGTAAACCGTTTGATGTAGAACCCAAGCTGTAAATGTTACTACATAATCAAATTCGATCACATAAGGGAGTGATGTATTTGCTAAGTCATTCCATTTTCCTCCTCCAACAAATTGAGTATAATCTTCATTAGATGAGTTATTAGGTTCTCCTGGATTCCAATTCGTATATTGGTTTAATTTATATCGATAAGCGTAAAGGTTGTAAGTTCTATCGATTTCATCGGCAGTAATAGCTCGATTGAATATTTGAAAATCACCTAATCGGAAAGAACCGTAAGCACCAGATCCCATATTGGTTGCATCACTTAACCCAAATGCAAAATGTTCTCCATTTCCTGAATATGAGAAAGGAACATCTCTCGTAAATGTAGTACTTCCAAAATTTACGTTATTCAAATAGCCTTTCATTGTAGTACCGTCATAAGTAATACAAACAAGGTGCCAAGCATTTAGCGTTATAGAGGTACTTAATTGAGTAATTCCAGTACCATTCCAAAATCCAACTCTTAATGTATTGCTTCCTGTAATTTCCATTATCGATTCATGCCAACCTGAAGATGGACTTTGAATTCCTAATTCTGAGGCGATAACACCATTTCCCGTAGGATAGATCCAAGCTAAAATAGTAATTTTATTATCTGTAAATTTAGAAGCTAAGTTACTTGTGATAGCATATTGATTTACTCCGTTGAAAGTTAGATATTTTCCTCCTGTACTAGAATATGAAGGTGTATTATAAAGAGTGGCATTGATCCCTGAAGTAATATCTGTTAATGTAGATCCTGATGTGTAAGATGAAACATCATAATCAGCAGATAAACCATCAGTTACTTTAGTTTCTGTCCATCTATATCCTCCAGCAGGTTCAGAATAAGTATATCCTGAAACTCGATCTTGATAATAACCAATCCAACCAGAAGGCCATGTATTAAATAAGAAGTTATTCTCGGCTGTATTCGATACGGTAGCTAAGTGACCACCCATATTTTCACATGCAGCTTTTGCACTTGTCCATGTCATACTTCCAGTTGATCTGTAATATGAATGTCCGTTATAATTTGTTTGTGAAGTGAATCCTGTTAAAGTTGGAGTAGTTCTTTTATACAACTTAATGGGAACATTCACTGCACCAGTACCATCAGCATTACGAATGTAACCTGAATGAGTAAATGTTTGTGCATTGATTATTGTACTAACAAAAACCAATGCTATGATTAAAATTCTTTTTATCATAATAGCATCCTAGTTCCTAACATAACTGTGTAATTAAGTGCTGATTCTTTAAGAGCCCAAGCACCTCCAGCATTTATGTTTAATTTGAACCTTTTTGTTATATTAACATTTGTCCCGACGATTGGCAGAACCACGTGAGGAGATTTAAGTAATATGTCGTTGTAGTAGCTAACATAAGGAGCATAGACATATAACATAAGAACTTTAACATCAAATCTTTTTGTTATTTTAAAATCATGCATACCTCCTGCAATTGCTGCAGTCCCTATAAAAGGAGCTCCATAAACTTGACCGAATGATCCGGTCAACATATAAACGACTTTAGTATTTTTAAGTTTAGGTATTGTCCACATTTGACCTAAAGCTAAAGTTGCGTAAGCTGTCGGTTTAGCTTCAAATCCTATAGTTCCAGTGAGTGAAATTAGATCAATCCTCTTTGGCTTCATAAATGCATAATATGCAGTGACATTAGGGCCCTTTAAAGCAGTTGTATAATCCATATTTATACCCCAAGATCTAGCACCATCCCAACGCATAGAAGCATAACCTGCAGTAAATTTACCTCCTCTAGTAACATCAGAATTTTTAAAATTGAATCCGACAAAATCTGAACTAGCTAAAATAGAAGGCTTATTATTTCCATTCTTATTACTTGCACTACTTCCAGAAGAAGTAGAATTTTGTACAGATCCAACTGATGAACCTACTAAGTTGGTTTTTCCACCTTCTTCGGTTTGAGTTGGAGTTGTATTTTCTTGGGTAGGTGTTCCACTCCCTGTAGATGATCCACCACTGGTATTTCCTGAATTGGTTGTAGTCCCTGAACCAGAAGTATTTCCTGTATTCGTTGTAGTCCCTGAACCTGTTGTAGATCCGCTTGTATTTCCACTTGTTGTAGACCCTGGATTCCCTTGGGTTCCGTTGGAACCGCTATTTGTCCCTGTTGAAGTTTGATTTGAGCTTGAAGGATTTGATTGGCTCGTTCCATTGCTACTTCCGTTGGAGTTCCCATTTGTATTAGTACCTTGGCTATTTGTACTAGTGCTTCCGTTTGATGTACTTCCATTAGTTCCTGTGTTTGTTTGGGAATTGGATTTATCTTTTTTGTTATTATTAGATGTTGAATTTTGTGTACTTTGAACAGTTCCAGATAACATATTCGAAGATCCTCCACCTATATTAGCCATATCAGATAAAGCCGAAAGTGAATTAATTGTACCTAAAAAATTAATAGCTGAATTTTGTGCAACGGTTACTGCAGCAGGAAGACCAACAACACTAGCACAAGGGTTATTGTTCCCAAAAGATCCGTAAACCCCCTGAGCCCAATTTTCAAAATTCCCATTATAAAAATCGGTAGGTTGAAAAGTATTTACTTGTCCGTAATACGTAACAGTCACACCATTTTGAGGAACTTGTAAAGTTTTTACAGCTCCTGTACAAGGGTCGGTATATGAATAGCTAAAAGTTTGTGAAAAAGCAGATAACGAAACCAACCAAAAAATAAAAAGAAGTGTGATCTTTTTAACATGCATTTACGATTTAAAGATTCCCTTTTTAATCATTCTAGAAACTATTCTAGATGCTGCCGTTTCTAGGGATTTTTTTGTGGTAATACCTATAGTAGATTGATTGAATTTAATTTCTGAATCATCAACACCATCTAAGATAGAAACAGTCTTTATTGTTGTAGCCTCACCTAAACCAGAGCCCATAATAATTTCTCCAGTTTCGGCATCTACAAATTTTACTTGAAGTCCAAGCCTTGTTACTTGAGTTGTTTTTGATTCTCCATTTATTCGAACAACTTCGTCTTCGGATACTGAAAAATCATACACTTCTATATAAACGAAGTATTTTGCTAATTTAATTTTTCCTCTACCATCAACTTTATTTTCAGTAAACCCTTTATCTGAAGCTTTGAATTGTTGAACCATTCTCTCTTTTATTTCAAGTTTATCTTCAGTGAAAACGAATCGATTAGTATACTCTAAGTATTCTAAAACGATATTTGTTACACCAAGACCAACTCTTTTATCTTTCAATTCAGGGTACATTTCATACAATTCTTCATTGATTCCAATTTTCAATATTTGAATAGGAATCTTAATTGTATCAGTATACTCAGGGAGAGCGTCTATCGATTGCTTCTTCTCAAACTCAGCTTGGTATTGCTCAGTCTTGATAGAACCAGGCTGAGCAATACTAATTTGAGCAAAAAATAAGAGCATTATAAAAGTTATAAGTGCTTTCATGATTTAATTTTTATTCTGTTGGAGTTTCCTCATCTGATGAACTTCCAGGTTTTCTACCAGTTAGATATTTATCGACTGATGCAATACCGAAAGATCCTAAAGTAATAACCATGAAACCATCAAAAATAAATTCGTTGATTTCAAAAGGCATTCCTTTGAATCCGGTGTATATGTCTACTATGAAAGCTGCTACCATTACGACGAAAGCCCCAAATCCAACGATTGATTTTTCATTAATGTCGTTGTCATCCATAAACATACGTTTAAAGAAATTTGGTTTTGAATCTTTTAATTTAGCCATTTTTGTTTGTTTTATTTTATTTTACCAAGGAGCATCCTCAGATTCTGATTTCTTTTCTTCTTTCTTTTCAACAGGTTTCTCCACAACCTTTTCTCTAATGATAGTGTTAGTACCTCCTGATTTTTGTTGTTGAGTGTTTTCTTGATTTTGTTGAACATTAACTACAACCGGTGCTGGAGCAACTTGTTCAGTTTTTGTTTCTTCTTTGTCTTCACTTCCACCATTGAAAAGTGTTGTTGTTAACCAGGTACCACCACCTAAAATAACGGTAGATATTGTACCTATTAAAGTCTTCTTAAGACCTGACCATGTTCCGTCGTTTTCTGGAACGTTTGTTTCTTCTGACATGTTTTTATTTATTTTTTGATTATTTTAAATGAAGATACATCACCCTCAGTTTGTAGTGTAGTGAAGTAAATTCCACTAGAAACATTATTTATATTTGAATTGTATGTATATTTTCCAGCCGGCATATTTTTATCTAAAACTTTAGAAAGAACATTTCCGTTTAGATCCATAATATAAAGCTTAACCATTCCTGATTCTTTTACGTTAAAATCTACAGTGAATTCTCCGGTTGTGGGATTTGGATAAACTCTCATTTCCTCTTCGGTATTAGAAGATCCAAATGCCATTTTAGCAACAATCAAAATTCCATTAGCTGGAGTGATTGTAAGATCTTTTGAATTCATATCACCTGAAAATTTACGAGTTGTATAAAGAGGTGATTGTGCCCATGTAGTTTGGGGAGATTTAGCAACGAATCTTAGTGTGAAAATGTTATATCCATCGGGAATCGAGTAAGATTTACTAGCTGAAGGATCAAATCCAACCCATTCAACTATACCATCAGTTGGATTTACTGAAGATAACCAAAACATAGATTTTGGAGAATTATAAACATCTTTAAATTCTAAGATATCTTCGTCGTATAAAAGTCCCATTTGTAAAGATGAAATATCCAATCCATTAGATTTAACTGTAACTGGAACTTCTACTAAATTACCTTCATTAACTGAAAGGTGAGGAACGTTAATTTCTATAGCAGAAGTAGGAAAATCATATTCTACTCGAGTATCAATAACGTTTTCTTGTTGTGCAGGAGTTCCTGGAAGTGGATTGATTATAACATCAATTGGTGTTGTACGAGCCATATGATATCCAGTTCCGTTAGCATCGCCTGGTACAAGAACATAGAATTGAACTGAATCAGGTTGTCCTGGTAGGATGTTATAATAGAAGTTTGTTGAACCTGGAATTGAAGATGTGTAGTTAGTAGCAGGAGTTCCTGTAATTGTATTGTACTCAGAAACGGTAAAGAATTTAACATCTTTTACACTGTTTGGCCAAACGGAAAATCTACCTGCAATTCTTCCAAATACTCCATAAGCATCAGTGATTGATAAACCATTAGATCCATTGACATCTCCAGTGTAGTAGTCCCACCCTGAAGGCGTTGTGGATCCAAGAACCCATTGATTAATTAATTGAGCATCGGCAGATGAGATAACGTTTCCTACTGTCATAGTGTCACCTTTAATAGCTAAACGAACATCATAGTAAGTGGTATCAATAATTTCTGTAAAAGCGAAATCACCATTGATATCAGTTGTATAAGTATCATGAGTAGCCCAAGTTCCACCAACTTTAACTTTTTTCTCTAAAGCTAAAGGAAGGTTTTTAGCAGGAGATCCAGTTACGTTTGTAAAAGTTCCATGAAAATTAAGTTCAGGTTTTATCCATTGACCACCATAGCTATGTAAAGTTAAAGTGGTATCGAAACCAGGGTTAGTTGCAGCTACTTGAGAAAATGTATTAACACCAGTCCAAGTCAAATCGGTTATGGTTGTTAGGCCGTAAAAAGTTGCAGCTCCAACGTGGTTGAAAGTTACTTCAAAAGTTTCAGCATTAGCTAATGTATAAGAAGCTGAAGATCCAGTATAAACTAAAGTAATAGTCAAATAACCGTTAGTGTTATTATCTACATACTGAAGATCTAAGTTTGTTGTACTTCCTAATAAAGCAGGAGTTGCCGAAGAGAAGGCATTTTTGTCGTAGAAAACACGAAATTGAACCCCTGTTATAAGAGTTCCTGTTGTGTTTTTAAGAGTTATTTTAGCTTTTGAATTGCCTTGTGTGTGAGTACCAACTTGATATGTTGTATCAATGATGGCATAAACCCCAGTTCCAGGGGCAGGAGGTCCTGATTGTGCAAAGATCAAAGATGGCATCGCTAAGAGCATAGCCAACAAGCACACTTTAAAGAGTTTAAACATTTGTCGAACGTGTTTTTATTATTTATTCGACGAAAGTAGTAAAAATTATACGTTTGTTTTACAGCGGTGTGAAATTATCGAACATACTCTTTAACCATTCTAAGTGGTGGTATAGCGTTGTCTATTAGAAGAGCGATATCATTATCACGAACAACATATTGATTAAGAGTAACTGGTTGTTTTTCTTCTTCCATTGATTCTTTCCAAACTCTAACGTTAGTGATATTTGTAGTTCCTGCTCTTAATGTAAATGTTGTATTAGTAGGCATTAATTCAGTAGGTGTCATATCAACAACTTGAGTGAATATCAATTGTAGATCAGTTGTTTTAGGTTGATTAACTTGTGGTAAGTTAGGGTTATGTTTCATTTTCCAAATATGAACTGAAGCTTGTGAATAATCATTCATATGATTAATTACTAAAGCATACCAATCATCAGGACCTAAAACAGGGAATGATTTATCAAATGTTAAAGTTTGTCCATTTGAAAGTAGAGTCATACTTGTTGTAACTCCAT